TATCCCATAATTACCTATCAATGGTATACCAGCACCATTTATAGTAATGTTAGGGATACCTCCCTGACTATTAGTTGGAATGAATGGTATCGACATCGTTATTAGGAAGTATATCTAAATCACCGACCACACCACCTATAACAATAAAAGCAGTAAGCACAGCACCAGCACCCCAAACCCATTTCTCAAGAGCTCTGATCCTTTCTCTTACATCTTCATTTAATTTAGTGATTCTCTCGTCTGTCCTATCAATTCTTTTATGAATCAATTCCATACGACGAGTAGCATTCTCTAGAGTACTATCAATGACAGCAATCTTTACGTCTTGCTCTGAATCTTTGTTAGAAATTTCACTCATTCTTGGCTTCTATGATCGCCTCTTTAATGACTGTCTTTAACTGTCTCAACTTTTTCTTACCTAGACCAGCACGTGTGTCTATCTTTACCTTCAACCAATACACAAAGGCAAGTACCAGTATAAATTGAATACCTTCACCCCATGATAGGTTCCATGCTTCATTCAGATCTAATGATGCAGCAGCCATGTAATTTCCAAATTCAGTCATTGTATTTGTTGTCTATAGTTCAAGGGTGGTGCATCTGCACTACCAGAGACACCACCAGTCTTAGGTGGGAATGCATCTTTGAGTTGTAAGTACAACTCTTCTGCAACCACCTGTCTAATTTGTTCTATCTGTGCATCCTGTCTCTTCTGAGGACCACCGCTTTGTTGGTCAACAACATGGTTGCCACCAATAAACGCACCAGTCCCTAGCACGGTCACTGCCGTGCCAGTTGAAGCGATCTTCTGCAAGTCCATTAGAAAGGTGATCCTGGAATCGGAAGACCCATGCTAGGACCTTGAGGTACAGATGCTTGATCAGCAGGAGGTGCAAGGTCAGGAGCACCAATAGGCAGAGCACCAGCACCCATGCCACCAACAACAGACTCAACTGCTGCATCTTTGATGTCATCAATGATAGCATCTTTATTCACAAAGATGTATGTTCCTACACCTATAATACCAGCGAGTGATACTCCTGATATAACACTGATTGCGTTAGCAATATCGTTAAACTTAAATTTCATAATGTTTCTCCTTTACATTTTATATGGTTCTTTTTTGTCATCAACATCAGAGACACCGATGATCTTTAGAGGTGCTTGTTCAACTCTAATTGTTTGAGTAGGACCAGCCTTAGCAATGATCGCCTCAATATCTTGTGCTGTGACAGGAGGAGCACCACCGTTACCATTAACAGCGTTACCATTCTTGTCCATCTTCATAGTACCGTCACCCTTCTTACTAGCTGTCTGAATTCCAAAGCTAGCTAAAACTCCTGTAAAAACTGAAGCTATAAATGTCGGATCTATTTTCTGTTGAGGAACACCAGGTATGGCGACATAGTTTAAAGTTAATATGCCTCCAGACCAGGCCAGCACAGTAATTCTGACAAATGTACTGATGATTGCTGCTTGCTCTTCGGGGTCGGGAAGAATAGCATCTTTTGCTCTAGCAAATATACCTTTCTTCTCCTCTTTCTTAATATCTTCGACAACATCTGTTGCCTTTTTCTCTTCTTTTGCTGCCATAATAATACAACTAATGTATTAATATATAGGCATCAATTATGGAATAATGTATTTGTTCTAGGAAAATTCTGTACTGTCTGTAATGTATTAAGATCTGTACTATGAGAGAACCTCCTACCATTGTTAGTAATATTCCATGCACCTATCATCTTTGCCATATCTCTAGGATTAGTAGAAGATAGTATAGTATCAGGACTTCCTCCTCGTCTTGTAGAGTCTGCCCAGTTTCCTGGTGCATTAATATTTCCTGCTGGTGCATTAATAATTATCTCACCGTACATAGCAGTATGATTACCACACTGATAGTATATTGTTTGTCCACCTTGATTATACTGAGTTGTGAAGTAAACGTATCTATTATATCCTTGATACTGTCCATGTGATTCACCCTGATAGGGTACATTACCACCATTATTTTTATTACCAGTCCATAGGTTAGTACCACCTGTACTTCCACCTTGAGTAACAATATAAAGTGGATGAGTATATAAGGATCCTTTAGGAACTACATTAATGGTTCCAGAAGCACCACCACTAACAGAAGAACAATAATAATATGTTCCTTGTCCCACGTACCATGTATCGAAGTAAATAGATCCACTCGTAGCACCTTGATATATTACACCACTTGCTTGGTCACCTGTACCAGTAGTATTTGCTGTCTTTATATAAATTGGTTCATTATTAGTAAAACTATTAATACTAAGACGAACTGAGTCACCTTCCTCAACATTTATAGTATAGTTGTTTTGATTGTATTGCCACTGACCATACCCACTTTGCCTATCATATACATGTCCATAGTATCCAGAACTAGATGAAGATGTTAGATAGTAATGAGCACCACCATAAGGTTGTTTAATATAAACTGCATCTCCTGCCATTATTGTTATGGGAACATTATTTCCAGAGATTGCTCCATTTGCATCTGTTCCAGAAACATCCCATTGGGAGCTGTTAATACCATTAATATCAATAAAATAACTACTACCAGCAGAACCTAAATCCCATGACATCTCATCTTTGATAGATGAATACTCCAAGTACCCAATCAAATCACGATTGGTAAACCTCATTTTATTAGTCGCTAAACATGCTGCTACACCACACACCTGTGGAGATGCCATACTCGTACCAGATATTGCTTTAAAGAAGTTGTCTCCTCCATACTTGGTATCAAGATACCCACTAGAATTATTATAAGCAGATAATATATCACTACCAGGAGCCCAGATCGCAATACCTGGACCATAAGTTGAACTTGCAGACTTTCTAAAGTCAGCGTAGTTACTTAAGTTACCAACATTAATAGCTTGATCAATACCAGTTACATTAGATGGACTTGATCCTCTCCACCCATACCAAGAATAACTCATAGGAGAATCAAATTGAATAAAGTTATTCCAATACTGATCGTTATATTCAGGTGCATAGTCATCCGAATTACCAGCAGCACCAATGACTACAACACCATCCTGAATGGCATCCTCAACATCCGCATAAGAAGAAGTGTTATGTATTTGAAGTCCTTTAGTTGTGTCATACCCAAAGTCTGCGTTGATTCCAGCAAAAGTCCAACCACTTGGGTTAGGATTGGATGAATTATACCAATTACCAAGCCAAGAAATACCAAGAATTTTAGAAATGTCAACAGGATAATCCCAAATATCAGTTTGTCTGATACTGTAACCCCAACTATGATTTGTGACAGTAGGATTTCTAAATCCTGTCTCAGGATTGACTGGTTTGTACCTATGAAATGCTCTTAGATAATCAAAGGCTAGCAAAGGATCAGTACGAACTGTACTACCACCAGCACCACTAAGAAGACCCATGCTATAGATATTTGCTTCAGTAGCCCATCCATAAAACTGTCCAGCAACAGTACCTGCTACGTGAGTACCATGAGAACTTAAGTTGTTTGCATTCGTTACATAGTTTGGATAGTTACCTGTTGGTAATGTCATCCCATCATCATCAATAGATTGAACATACACATTCAATTCATTGTACCACTCATACAGCTGGAACCTACTCATCCCTGTACTAGGACTATTCCATTCTGCCATGTCAATTGATACTGGTTGATCACAAATAACTACATCAACATGTCTACCAGTATTAAACCATTCAGCAGTATCAGTGACAGTTTCTGGACCTGATCCATTGATTCCCCATACATTCTTTCCTCTCTGTGCTTGGGTTCCACTACAAAACAACTTAGCCCAGTCTCTATGGAGTGCGTTGTTGAAAACTCCATCCTTTTGGTAATCACCACCCACCGCCACTGGTTCATAATTAATCAGTGCATGAGGTACAGCAATAATATTTGCATCCTCAAAGTTAAGCTCTACATCAAGGACTCTACTATCTTTCTTTATTTCTTCTACTGCTTCTTCAGTCAACCAATAATGAGTGACCCTACTAATAGGACGCTTCATGCTTAACCTATGGCCATCAGATTTCATGTCGGCATAAAATCCTTCTAGATCCTCTCTTTTTTTAAGAGTAACGTAGTAAATTTTTTCAGCCATGTTATGCCTCTAGTTTTACGTAAGTTAAAGTTACGGTTATGTCATTTGTTTGACCAGACATATTCACAACCTTTCCATAAACAGTTGCACCTGGTGTACTGTCATTATTCCAACCTGTAACTGCTGGAGTAATATTAATTGTAGTAGACTCTGTTGAAACAACCTCAGCAACCACACCTGATCCTGGTAGAGGGTCAGTCTGTATGTTTCTTGTGGCATCACCAGTTCTAGTTAAAGTATCAATGTAAAGTGTTACCCAACATGGATGAGATACTTGTACTTTTAGTAATGAATATGTTTTTGCACATGTCCATGACACATTTTTTGAAGCACCGTCTGCAATAGCTCCTGTCGCTGCACTGTCTGTACCTCTAGATGCTAATCCTGATAATGTATTTGAAGTGGCAGCAGTAACTCTTCCTTTAGCATCTACTGTAACATCTGCTGCTGTATATGATCCAGCAGTAACTCCTGAATCTGCCAGTTCATCTGTATCAACAACACCAGCATCTATCAACCAAGTTTGTCCACTAGATGATACAACTATGTCACCTTTGTCTCCATCAGTAACACCAGCACCGCCACCACCAGTAGCATCTGCTTGGTTAGTCCACGCAGATCCATCATATTTTAATACTTGATTTAATTGTACTGAAGTTATAGTAACATCAGTTAGTCCATCTAATGCTGTAGCACCACCTCCTCCTCCACCAGTTGCAGAAAGAACACCAGCACCAGTTATTGCTAGACCAGATCCAACTTTAACACCACCAAGAACTGTTGCTGTTGCAGTAGGTAATGCTTCGTTCCATCCAGCACCAACATTTCTTAAAGGAGATGAAGCATATACTATAAGACCACCAGAAAATATACTAGGTGCTAACAGAGTAGTATCTTGATTAGTCCATGTTGTTCTGAATCCTGTGGTTGTTTTATTACTTACCTCTATATTATGATATGAATATTGTTCTCTTGTCCAAAGAACATAGTAGTCTGTATCTGGTTGAGCAGTATCAAATGTAAATTCTATTCTACCATTGGAACTGTTATAAGCACCCCATGATATACCAGTACCAGTACCAGCACTATCATTAGTCACATGTGCGAATGCTACTGGGATAATTTCATTACTACTCATACCTGAGTTAACAAACTCAAGAGCATCACCAGCAGCATTAACTACTACATTTTTACTAGAAGCACCAGTAAAGTTAACAGGTGTATCAGTTAAACCTATAAATGTACTGGATCCACCTCCACCTCCTCCACCAGAGTTATCATCATCAGCAGGAGACCATCTTGAATTTCCAGCATCCCACTTCAATACCTGACCGTCTGTAACACCAGTGGTGTATACGTCAGCAAGTTTACCAATAGATTTGTTTACATCTAATAGTTCAACCCATGCTCCAGCATGTGCAAAGTATCCACTACCAGTAGCGTGAACATGAGCAAACATACCATGATATGTACTGGTACTAACTGTCTGTAGGTCAGTTAATGTATTCCATACATTAGAATAAAATATTTTATATTGAGCAAAGTTAATATCATTAGACCCTACTCCAAGATCACCAAGGTTAGTAGGTACTGATGGTCTTCCAGTTAAATCTGTGTAAGCACCACTCGTAGCAACAGGTGAAAACGCTGGTTTGTTTTTAATAAATGCGACATCACTTGGTGTACCTACGTTCCAGTCAGATTGAATCTGTGCAGGTGGAATGGTAGGTTTATTAATTAAATCTGAATAGTTACCACTGGTAGCAACACTGGCTAACGCAGGTTTATTTTTTATATAATCTGTCTCACTAGGTGTTGATTCATTCCAGTCAACCTGTATCTGTGCAGGAGGAATAGTAGGTAGTGTTGTCCATTGCAATGACGTACCATCAGTAGTCAAGTATTGGCCTGATGTACCAACAACACCATTTAATTGTAGTGGTTTTCCTGTAGGAAGGTTCAGTCCTTCTTTCGCTTCTACAGGTCCGTTATCATTGTAATTTGCGATTTGATTCGCTAAGAGTTTTGACATACTTCTAGTCCTGAAGACACTTTTTCTAAGCTAAAAGTATTTAGGCAATAAAAAAGACCCCCGAAGGGGTCTCTTGTTTATCTAGTCTTTACCAACCGTAACTACATTGTCTGGATGATTTGATGTATCAATTTTAATATCAACACCATCTAAAGATGGATCAATGAATGTAACTGTATTATCATTGAATGTAACTGTGTTATCATTTATGATATCATCTTTGAATAGACCTGTATTCAGGTCAACATTACTTTCAAGATTAAAATTGTACTGAGTAGGGACATTATATAAATGACCACCAAACTCTACTACATCATCACCACCAAACTCTGCACGTACTACCTTCAACTTTTCAGTTAGATCTGTATACATTGCTGCTAATTGTGGAACTAACTCAACATACTCTTCTTCTAACGCACCAATCAAACCTAATCTAATCTCTTCCTTTGCCTTAATCAAATGTGTTCTAACGTCGGACATAGTGTATCTCCTGTAGGTTTATATGTCACACAGACCAGTCAAGTCTGCTGGATCTTGTGGGACCATCAATATTGTAGCACCATCTGGTTTTTTTATCAAGACCACTTCACCTTTCTCAGCCTTCTCTTGCCACTTGTCAAGATCTGCTTTCCATTCATCTTCATTAATTTCTATCATTGCTTTATACCACACAGCATATATTCTCTTGTTGCATGTATCTTATAGACTCTTGGCATCCACCAAGATTTGTTTGATCCATTACAACTTGAGGGAAGGTAGCATTATCACCAAACTGGCCATAAAATGCTTCCCTTGTAAAATCTATATCCAACTTATACTCAACGTAATTTAATTCTGACAGTCCTAATACCTCTATAATCTTTTGGCAGTAAGGACATCCGTCCTTAGAATATACGGTGAAATTTTTCATATGGATTCTTTTAGTGCTTGTTGATAATCATTATCAAATAACTCTAATCCTTTGTCGGTTAGAATATGTTTGTACATTCCTTTGAAAACTTTAACAGGTAAGGTACACACGTTTGCACCATATTCAAAAGCCCTACCTACATCCCTGACATTCCTAATGGAAGCAGCAAGGATTTGTGTCTCAACATCATGCCTCTTATATGTATTAGCGATATCTTTTACAAGGCACAGACCTCCAAAAGAATTATCATCTACCCTTCCCACGAATGGTGAGACATAAGTTGCACCTGCTTTAGCAGCAAGTATTGCCTGTGATACAGAGAACACTAGAGTAACGTTAGTTAGTACACCTTCATCACTCAACTCTTTACATGCTAAGAGTCCTTCCTCTGTACAAGGTACTTTAATTGTAACATTGTCACTGAGTGCAATGTAAGGTTGTGCTTGTTCTACCATCTCATCAGCAGTCTCAGCAACTACTTCAGCAGATATAGACTCAAGGTTAGGACATGCTTGATAGATCTCTTCTATCACATCACTCTGTTGCCTACCTGATCTCAGTATAAGAGTTGGGTTAGTGGTAACACCATCAACCAGACCAGTCTTATACCCATCAACGATTTGACCCACCTCTGCGGTGTCTAAAAATATTTTCATTTTATGTTGCTGTGTTCATTCAAAGGTTCCATTTTTAAGAACTGTTCGTTCATATTATAGTACAGTTTATAGTTTCTTGTATTAACCCAGTACCCTATGATGTCCGAACCATCACAATGGTATCCATATCCTGTGACTTGTTCAATCACTCCATCTATTCTAAATCCCTTACTACTATTGATGTAGGATCCAAATTTTTCTTCTAGGTTAATCATCTCTCCTCAAAGGTCATTTTACGGACTTTCCGATTACGGCGAGCCTCTTGGTATTTTAACTCATCACTGGAGAAAAGTGATGCTTTCTTAACATTCTTATTAATTTGTAACAGTTCTACTTGAGACATATTATTTGCAGACACAGTATCTCCATGAAGGGATGTCATATTAGCACATCCACAGCATACAAACTGTACTTTATTAGCAAACAGTTCTTTACCGCAAGCAAGACATTTAACGCCTGTCATTCTTCTTTGAAATAATCCTTCTTGTAGTAACGTCCTAAGATGTTACTGTTATAATACTTTGGTGTGCCATCATCTAGAGTTTCCTGTAGCACATTGTTTAGGAAGAGTTCCTTTGTCTCTGCGTAGTTGGTGCGTCCCCCTGTGGTGTGGAGTGAGAGGATTTCTCTCTTGAAGCAGGTGTTCCCAAGTAACTTTCTATCTGCTTTAAGTTCGTCAGAGCTTCCATAGTATCTTTTCCAGTCACTCTCAGACGTAACCCTTCTCTTACCACCTCTAGGTTTACGACGCTGGTAAAAGTATTTTCTTCCGATGTATTGTTTGCCCGATTGCAAATTTGTAATGCGGTAGACGTAACCGAAGAAGCCGTCAATGTCAGCAGAAGTAAAAGTTGAACCCTGATAGGTCCAGGGGTTCTCATAACTTCCTTCTGAAGTTTGGTTATCTTTTTCCACATATTCATTATCTAGTCCTCAATATTTAGTCCTCCATCTGGAAGACCCATAGTTTTATATTCAAGCTGAGTCTTAAGAAACAAGACCTCCTCCTGGAGTTCATCAACTTGCTTCTCTAGATACTCGCAATGTTCTTGGTAGATTATTACGCTCATAAACCTATTTAGTTAGATATTGTAGGATTTAATAATGTTTTTATATTAATGAACCCACCTAGTTACAGTAAGTTCTATGCTGTTGTCATCCATCTCCCACTCTTCTTGAACCTGAAAACCTAAGTCCTTGACTGTGTTATGAACAGTCATCCTAGCATACTGTTGAGTAACTTTTTCAATGAATCTCTGAGGTGGAATAGGTTGCTTCCAAGTTTGAAGATCTGTAACAAGTTCATAAACACCTTCCTTGTTCCGTCTGAATCCAATGTCATTACCAACAGCAACATCAACTTGCCATTGTTTATGCTTATGATCCCATGGGTTCTCTAACGCAACATCAACCTCTACGTTATACTGTAGAAGTTCTAGTGCTTCAATCAGTTGTGGTTTGTTCTTGATCTTGGTTTTGATTGTGCTGAAGTGTGACATTGTTATAGTATTCTGGTTTATATTCTCGTGTAACTACTGAACCTAATGCTTCTTCAATAGACTCTGTAAGATTTATACAATTTCCAGATTCTACTCCAATAACCTCTTCAATTACGGTTCCATCTTGTCTGATGATAAATTTAATTGTTTCGTTCTTGCTCATAATGGTATTAGTACTGCTCCAGGATCATCTTTAATAGCTAAATCAAATGCGATAGTAACTCTAGGTGTGTTAGTTTTCTGTACTGTAGTACAGTGTGGTACTGTTGCAGGAAAAAGAGTTAATGTACCTGCTTTGTTATCACTATAAAATTTATGTCCATCAGGTAATTGAAATAATGGATGTGAGTATATCGTTTGAGAATCATCACAAGATATAGTCATATGACCTGCCAGATATGATATAGGACTTGTTGAATGAATATGATTTCCTATCACCTCACCTTCTCTCATGACATTCATCCAACAACGTATCCATAATTTTTCTTTGAACCTATAGTCTTTACCCCATACCACTTTATTATATTCCTTGTGGAATTTTTTAATTATCTTACGTAGTTTAAACAATTCAACACACTCAGACTCCCACTCAAATATATTATACTGGCTCAGTCTCTGTGTTAATGGTGGTGCTTGAGGTGCAACATCAGTGTCTGGAGCATAGGTATCAATAACCCATTGTTCTTTTTTTAAAAAGAATTTTGTTAATACATCACAGTCAACATCAAACTCTGTACCTTCTAGTATCAACCAACGTTGTTGTGGTGGTGCATAAGGGGTTAGTGGTTGTGGACAATCAAACCCCATAATATTTCTGTTACCTTCATTCTCAGACTTATGAAGGATTTCCATGTCATCGCCATAAGAATGTATCTCAGTCATACTCATCCTGTTTCTTATAAAACTCACTCAAGGATGATGATACATCTGGTGGTTCAGGATCCTTGATCCCTTTAATCTTCTTCCACTTGTTATGTAATGCACCCATCATCCATGACTGGGAAAGACTCTTCGGTCCATTCTCAAGTAGATCTAACTCATACCTGCTAGAGGTATAACCTTTCATCTCTTGTCTCCAGTCTGGTTCTGGAATGACACACTCATTGTATTCTTCAACACAAGAATCTTTACATTCTTTATCATCTACATCACACTCAGTGGTGCATTCCATCAATTCATCAGTACAGTCTTTGTCTTCTTCAATCATAGCATTGGTAATTGTTTTGCGTCTGTATCAAACTGCACTACATTATTCAACAAGGTAAGATCAAACGCCATAGTTATTCTAGGTTCATCTGTCTTGTGTCTTGTTGTGTAATGTGGTATGTAATTAGGAAACAGAGTTATACTACCTGCTTCGTTCTTTAATTCAAATGGTTTGTCATGTTCAAATGGTGTCACATATATCGTAGAACTATCACCACACTTAACAGTGATGTGACCTCCAATATATGTGTATCCATGTGCAGAATGATAATGTTGTTGGATCTTCTCACCCTTTCTCATGACGTTGAACCAACATCTAATACGAGTACGAGGGACTCTATGATCCTGTCCAAAAAGACTTCTCACATATTGTTTGTGAAAAGTCTTAATCTCTTTACGAATTTGATGTATTATATCATAGTCCCATGTCTCCTTATCCATAACATTAAAGTATTGGAATCTAGAAGTGACACTCTTTGGTCCCAACCTAGTACTACCATCACTGGCAGCAGGATATGTATCAATAAGTTCTCTTTCTTTCTTTAATAATAGTTCTGTTAATACATCAAGGTCTATATCTATTTTCTTTTGACCTATAGTATACTTCCACTGAGGTGCAAAATCTGAAAAGATAGGTGGATTCTCAAAGTCATACCCAATCCAATCAACTGCCTTTCTTAGTCTACAGGTTCTTATATCATTACATTCAAACTCTTTCCTACTCTGATCAGGATAGTCGTTCATAATTTAAAGCCAGCAAATGTATCTTTCTTAACGTCTTGTTTGATGCTACCCACCATATAGCTCTCGACCTCTGTCTCCTGTGGTGCAACTTGCATACCTTTAGATGATAACCAGTGTGCAGTCCATGGTAATGGATTGTTTGCTAGTGGTACATCAAAGATAGGTTTCAATCCTATTGATTTTAATCTACGATTAGCAGTCCACTCAACATAGTTCTGTAATAGTTTATCATTCAAACCAATGATGGAACCATCTTTAAATAGATACTCTGCCCAATCCATCTCTTCTGCTACACAATCCTTAAACATCTGGTATACATTTTCCTCTTCTTCCTTAATGATGTCAATCATTTCAGGATCATCTCCATCTTTCCATTTATTAAGAATGTTCTGTGTGACAGCCATGTGCTGTGACTCATCTCTTGCTATCAATGATATGATCTTAGCAGAACCTTCAAGTAACTTAAGCTCACCAAAAGCAAAACTACAAGCGAAAGAGACATAAAATCTAATACCTTCCAAAATGTATACATTAGCAACTGCCCTATAGAGATGTCTTTTTAAATCTTTGCGTGTCCATTCAGAGTTTGGATGATCATACATGTCAGTCTTCCAACTATTACTCTGACCATATTCATTTGCTATATTAATGAAGTCATCGTATGCTTTAGTAACAGACTCAGCACGAGATAGAATCTTTTCATCATCAAGTATGGTATCAAAAACCTCTGATGGATCTGGATATACATTCTTAATTACATGAGTATATGATCTGCTATGAATCATCTCCATAGTCTGCCATATATTCATGCAACCTTCGAGCTCAGGTAGAGAACAGTATGGAGCAAAAGCCATGCCAGGAGCACGACCTTGTACGGAGTCCAAGAGGATTTGATACTTGAGATTGCTAGTAAATATGTGTTTTTGTGCTGCATTTAATGTCTGGTAGTCTGCTCTGTCTTTCTGTAAAGATACTTCTTCTGGTCTCCAGAAGAATCCTAGTTGTGTTTGTGTTAACTTATCAAAGATAGGATACTTAAATTTATCATACCTTTGTACTCCCAATGGAGGACCAAAGAACATCTGTCCTTTGGTTGTATCGACCTTCTTCGTATTGAATACGGTCATTCCTTTAATCTCAGATCGCACAGCTTTCACACGCCTCCTCCTCAGTGGAAAATATATCATCAAGTAGATTAACCATACTTTGCTTTTCTTCTGGCAAATTATCCTTCCATCCTATTGGATGTGCAGGTTCATCTACATCTTTCTTACTATCATATGTATTCTGATAGTAAGAGGTCTTCCAACCATACTTGTATGTGGTAAGAAGATCTTGTGCCATCACCGAAGTAGGTACTTCAGAGTTTTCGAAATGCTCTGGATTATAGGACCAGTTTCCAGAAATTGCTTGATCAAAGAACTTCTGCATAACAGCAACAATATTAATATACCCAGTATTGCTAGGCATATCCCAGAGCAACGTATAATTGTTCTTAAGGGATGCAATTTGTGGTACAACTTGCTTAAGTGGTCCTTTCTTAGACTTCTTGACTGAGAGATAATCTCTGGGTGGTTCAATACCATTTGTAGCATTGGAAACAACCGAAGATGATTCGGATGGCATCTGTGCAGATAGAGTGCTATGTCTGAGTCCATGCATAGCAATGGATCCTCTGAGTCCTTCCCAGTCACAGTGAAGTTCATTTGGAACCAATTCATCTACATCCTTTTTGTAAGTATCTATAGGTAGAATACCATCAGCATACTTAGTACGTTCGAAGTAGTCACATGGTCCTTTATCCTTAGCAATCTGATTAGATGCTTTGAGTAGATAGTATTGGAATGATTCAGTCAAATCATGTACCAGTTTCCATGCTTGTGGATCCTCATACTTAACACCTTGCTTCGCAAGATAGTGTGCTAATCCAATGAACCCTACACCTAATGACCTACGTGCTAGGGTAGATTTTTCTGCTGCTTCAACTGGATACTGTTGATAGTCAATCAACTCTTCTAGTCCACGTACAGCAAGGTCACATAGTTCTTCCATCTCCTCAAGGTTACGTAGTTTACCTACATTGATAGCAGATAGTATACACAGTGCTATCTCACCACCACCATCGATATGTTGGATAGGTGTAGTAGGTAAAGTAATCTCCTGACATAGGTTACTCATGGTAACCTTGTCTTTAAAAGATGAATGCTCATTGCAGTGGTCAATATTCATGATGTATATACGACCAGTCTCTGCTCTCTCCTTAAGAAGATCAAGAATTAATTCTTGGGCAGCAATAGTCTTTCTAGGGATGGTCTGGTCGGACTCGTACTCCCTGTATAGGTCATCGAATCCTTCAGTTCCGAAAGCATCATAAAGACCAGGCACATCGTGAGGACTGAATAGACTGATGTCCTCACTTGAAATAAATCTTTCATAAAATAGTTTACTTAACTGGATGGAGTAGTCGAGCTTTCTGACTCGGTTGTCTTCTGTTCCTTTGTTGTTTTTGAGAACCAAGATGTCTTCGATTTCTTGATGCCAGATAGGAAAGTGGACAGTTGCGGAC